GTCGGACCCGTCGGCCCTGTCAGCATAGCATCATTTCCAGTTGGGCCTTGAGGTCCTGTCGGGCCTGTCGGGCCCGTGGGGCCTGTTGGTCCTGTTGCTCCTGACGGTCCTGTCGGGCCAGTGGGACCTGTCACTCCCGTTGGTCCGGTCGGGCCAGTTGAGCCGGTTAGTCCCGTTGGTCCTGTCGGTCCAGGGACCGTCGAATCAGCTCCTGTCGGACCTGTCACTCCCGTTGGTCCGGTCGGGCCTTGGGGGCCTGTTGGTCCGGTCGGGCCTGTCAGCATAGCGTCATTACCTGTCGGTCCTTGGGGACCAGTGGGGCCTGTTGGCCCCGTCGGACCAGTCGGCCCCGACGGTCCCGTAGGTCCTGGTACCGTAGAGTCAGCCCCTGTCGGCCCGGTCGGGCCAGTGGGTCCTATCGGCCCTGTAGCTCCTGTCGGGCCAGTTACACCTGTAAGTCCCGTCGCGCCCGTTGGTCCTGTCGGTCCCGTCGGCCCTGTCGCTCCTGTGGATGCGGCGCTCCCAGCTGGCCCTGTCGGACCAGTCGCTCCCGTCGGTCCTGTCGGGCCCGTGGGACCTGTCAACATAGCATCATTACCAGTAGGCCCTTGGGGGCCGGTCGGCCCTGTAGGACCCGTTGGTCCCGTAGGCCCGGTAGGGCCAGACGGACCAATACCCCCTAGGATAGGGAGATACTCTAGAGCTTCGTTGATCGCGCTGAAGTCAAATCCTGATTTCTGTAGCTGGATTGTACATTCATCATACTCCTCAGCATCGGCGAAGAAATCGACAACAGCATCCGCGTCCGTCGTGAACGGGTTAGGGCGAGCATAGATGTCCCATCGGTCCCCCACGTCGTGCCCTGTCGTAGAGGCAAAGGCAACTTTCAAGCTGCCAGTAATGAGGTGAACACCCGTAACTTCAATCCCGGTCGCGTCCCAACCTGTCGTTCCGTCGTCTGACCACGCGAACTTGTCCGGACTACCCGTCTCTGTTATCTGAATCCTGAAATGCGTATCAGCACTTCCGGCGAACGGCGTGTCGATGCTCAAATCATTTTTACCGGTAGTGGTAGCGGTCAACCCCGCTTTACTGTAAAAGATAGGGATAGTCCCCGTGGTCCCCGCATCATAAACAGTTACCTGGGTGGCGGGAACGGCAAGCCCCGAATCATCAACAGCCGTCTCTACAACCCTCATATATTTAGGCATCCCCGCCTCCTTTCAATCGCTGATCAAAGTGCTTGATGTTCTGAATAATCCTTTTGTGGTCCGGCGTATCGGGAGGCGTCCTCGCCAACGCCTCCTTAGCATACTCTCGCCCCTCTTGCCAACGCCCCATATGCCAGCACCACATTGAGGCTCGATCGTAGATGTAAGGTCCATCAAGAGCGGAAACGATGTACCCTTCCTGTCGCTCGCTCGGTAGCTCAAGTGGGACCTTCATCAGACCAAGAGCTAGTTCCCGTAGCCCTACATCCCAGTATGCACGGGCAAGCTCCGCCCACCATCGCTTGTTTGTCGGCTGTGATCGGCATGCCTCGTGTAAGACTTTGATCCGATCAGTGAACCGCTTCTTCTTCTCATAGAGCAATGCCAGATCAAAGCAAGCATTCGGCCGATCCCAGGCGATACGGTCCCCAAGCATTCCTAGATACTTTTCAAGAGTTGCGATCGCTAGATCGTTGTAGTAATCGGCCTTGTCTTTGTATTCCTCCAGGCCGGCCATATACCGATACTGTCTGCCGAGATAGTAGACAGGGCGCGGATCGTCGGGATGTTCAGCGACATCTAACAGTAACCGATCAAGGGCGTACTTTGTCTTCCATCCCCATCGGCCTTTAGGTGGTCGATGTTCCCAAACGTAAGGAACCCGCTCGACTGCTTTGCGCCCCTCACTGGGGAGAGGTAGCTCATGCGCTCGGTACTTATACCAGAACGCCCCTTTCTTCCAGCATCTCTGTTGATAGAACGCTAGCCCTGACTCGTCGCCGTGCATGTAGGTTGTACGGATCATCAAGCCATCCGCGTAGGTCTGATTGATATGCTCTCGCACCTTCTCTGGCTCAGCTATTCGCTCGTCAGCATCAAGGACTACCACCCAGTCGCCTGTCGCTTCCTGGATCGCCTTATTCCTCGACCCTGCCTTATCCATCCGATCCCCGCCGAGGATGACTTTCGCCCCGAACGCCTCGGCGATCTTGACCGTGTCGTCTGAGGATCCTGTATCAACGACGACGACTTCATCAGCTAGACCTTTCGTGGAATCAAGGGCTGTTTGCAGACACTCCTCCTCGTTACGAACGATCATCGTCACGCTGATCTTCAGCGGTGTAGGAGGCCGGCCCTCCTTTACCGCCCTCTCACATGCTTCAACGAATCTCTTGGCAGCCTTTTCGGGCTTGTGGTGATCCGCCCATGTCGCCCGTCCTTTTTCGGTCCATTTCCGCCTGAAGTCCCCGCCATCTCGGAACCGTGTGATGATCGCCGCAAGGTCATCGATCGCGGGACAGAACGGTAGCCCACCGACGGATTCCACAATCTTCTCCTCAATCTCGGGCGTCGAGTAGCTAATCACCGGCAAGCCCAACGCCCATGCTTCAACGACGTTCACGCCGTACCCTAACCCGGCCCCGGACTTTGCTTGGTCGATGTAGAGATGGCCTCTCGCTTTACGTTTGATGCAGTCCGCGTTCGATACCCCTTCGATCAGATCCAGCTTGACGCCGGCTTCCTCACACGCCTTGATGATTTCCTCTGTACCACGAACGTCACGCTTCGTCGGTGCGTGGACGACGGTGAATTCCTCAGCCGGCTTCCGCAAGTCACTTAGATCTTTGACCGCTACAGGCAACCAGACCGGCCCCCAACGGGTTAGATCGTGGGTAGTGCAGGCTGTAACGTATCCCCTCCTCTCAGCGCGTTCTATGACCGGCTCAGGACGCTGACGGAACCATGACCCGTGGTAGACTTGCAGAACAGGTTTCCAATCCCGGTCAACTGGGATGAGAGTGTCGCCGTTGTCGAACGCCACGATGACATCAGCCCAATCCACAAGGTCACCTACCTCCTGGACCGTCGGCTTGTGTAGATCGTGGGGATACTGGGTATAGTAAGGAGGACTGAAGTCCACCAGGCGGGCGACATGCCCTAACCCTTCCACAGCCTTCTTCATTTTGTATCCCCAACCTGCCCAGTCGCTCCATGCTAACATTAAGATCTTCAGCTGGACCACCCCACTATCATTCTTTCATCTGTTATGACGGAATTCGGAAACTCCTCTACATACCAACGGGACACATGAGCCTCATGTTTATTTCCCCCCACTTGGCCTTGCGGTGCATTATAGCCCGGTGTTGTGACTATCCAGTTCTTGCATCGTGCCAACAGCCCGCGCCCTTCTTCTTTAGGGATATGTTCTATCACATCTCCAAACATCACCAGATCATATTCCTCGACGGGAACTCTCTGCACAGGGGCGACATACACATGGTTATAGATCGCCTGATACCAAGGCAATTCTGCATATGGGGCATAGATTTCCACGGCATCAATGGTCTTCTGCCATGCTCTAGGAAGCACTCTTCCCTGCCATCCCTCTAGGTATTCTCTGAATAAGAATCCCCACTTTCCAAAGCCCGACCCAACGTCCAAAATAGACATAGGATTCATCTTCATTACTAGTTTTATAACCACCGGCACGACTGATATCCTCCCTGTTGCCATCATCGCCCCACCCCGAAAGGCACCGTTCGTACTTTCGAAATTGTGTACACTCCGCTTGGTAATCCCTCTACCTGTGTGAATGGGTACCTATCACAGCGGATGGCTTGCCAATCCGTCGTCGGTTTGAGGATAGCATACTCTTCAGCGGCTGCTACAGCCGTATCGAGAGAATCCCGCCATGTGATCGTCGTGGCGTCGTTGTCGATGATGAGGCGTACTTGATCCTCGCCGCCTCGCCCAGTCCCTTTCAGGTAGACGTAGTATCCCATGAACTCATGTCTGATCCAGGCCTTAGATGAATCAATTAACGAGTTTGTCCCGCCTGAATCAGCGGTCCCGGTATCAATCTCCTTGGCCTGCCTCAACTTCACCTCATAACCTTTAGTAGTCCAGTCCCGGTATCCCGACCAGTTAATGAAGAGAAGAGGCGCGGCGCTTGAGTCGTTGGATTCTCCCCACTCACCTTCGGCGTGAATGTTTGCAGGAGGCTCCGGCCACTTGCCGTGCTGGGTGTAGTAATCTCTCGCCAATTTACCCAGAAGATCAGTCCGTCCTCTTAGTAGCCAGTATCGCTGATTCCCAACACGGTAATTCAGGACACCCTCAATGGTAGTCTGTCCGATCATTCCCTTCTCATCCGCCGTTGAGATGCGGTGAGTAATTCCCGTCACGCCGACCGTTACCGTCTCAGTCCGTGTCGTGAACTGAACAAGATCCCCACCTTCGACGTTCAATGCTAGCCACGGAATCTCTACCCGAACCCCTGGGCACGGGTGCGAAAGGTCAAACAAGGCTCGGTTCGCGGCTATCTGTGCCTCTGCACGGGTATCGACGGTGGATAGATCTGTCATGACAACCCGCATGTACCGATGTAACCGCCCGCCTTGCCCGTCGGGAATACCATACAGGGCCTTGGCTCCTTCATCGGCGGCGATAACAGATGCCTCTTTCCCCGTGTCCCTATCCTTGTAAACCCAACGAACCTTTGTACGGACGTTCGCCTCAGTATAGGTCGTGTAGATGACCTTTAGATCCCCGCCGATGACGATATCAGGCGTAGTGTTATCTCGCTGTGGATCGGCTACAGTCGGCCTAAATGCCCCCTCCGAAGCACTCCATTTGGTCATCAGAACGTACCCAATCGAATGTATGGGATTCTGGAGAATCTCTAACATATTGGTGTCGCCGATTTCGTAGCGGTATAGGTAGTAACTCGGATCATCCTGCAGGACGACGACAGGAGCGAACCCATAGTCGGCCAGAATGGTATTCAGCACGTTCTCCGATGCCTTTATATACGTCTCCTCATAGGTGCGCCCTTCATCAACATCAATCCAGTAGTCGGCATAAGGCTGGAGAATGTCAACAGCGGATGCCCCTAGGATGTCCTCACCTTCAACGCTCTCCATCCCCCGGATGTCACTTGGACCAACATACCCTTCGAACAGCGGAACAGCCGCCGCGTTCTTCCCTATACTGATCCTAACATCGTGGTAGGCTCCAAGAAGAGGAACCCCGCCTGGGTTGTAATCAGACGTGTGCCCCGGATCAAGACTCTTGTTGTCATCGCGATAAGAGGGCGTGTTGATCACTTCCAGCTCCGCCGTCCATCGCCCTGAATTATGCGCGTATCGGAGGACCGTCGTTCTAATACGGGAAGCAATATCAACCCAGGCTGAGCCGTTGTAGACCTGACACTCAAAGGCCGTCACGGGGACAAGGGAATTACCGTTTGTTACGCTCCTCATCCTATCCCCTCCAATGCGAAGCCTGAATCGAGATTCCCCATTCTGTTCCGTTGTCGCACCGCTGCGTAAATCTGTTGCCCGTCCAGGAATACCTGTAACTGAATAGGCTCATTACTCCTTGCCCCCATTGAAGCGGTATACCCCTCTCCAGCTATGACAGCGGGAGGCCGGCCGACAATCTCTCCCTTGTGGACGACAGCCAACCCCCCTTGCTCAACTTGCCAGAAGTCGCGCCCGCGTGTCTGTAGGTATGGGATGTAATCCCAATCATTTGCGCTGAACATATTGTGGATCAGAATCATTGCGTTCCCGGCTGCGATGAATGCGTTCGCGATTAGACGGACAGTAGCTTCGAACCCTTCCATCACAATTGATAATGCTTCGAATGCTATAGCGAGTGCCTCTATCGCCCCTATGACGACAGGCGCGATGATAGGGGAAAGAGCATCCCACAGCCGGTTAAAAGCATCTCTCAAGTCTTCTAAAGCAATAGCGATTGGATTACCGTATAGCAACCAGTTTTCAGTAGCTGACAGGAAATCATCTAGATTGTCTTCAAGATTAGATAATGTACGATCTAGCCACACTGTGAGGAAGTTGGAGATGCTGTCCCAGTTCTCACCTACCCACCTCCCGAAGTCTTCGAACATGCCGAGGACTTCATCGATATACGGCGACACGGTCTCCCATGCAGGGCCAGAGAGCCAGTCCCAAAACGGCCCGCCAAGCCATTCAAGAATAGGATCAAGCCACCCATATATCCGCTCTAGGGCTTCTCCAATTTTGGGAAGAACCTCGCTCTCAAGGAATGGATCGACCTTCTCAGTCCACCACGTCCCAAAATTACCGAAGAAGGTTTCTAAGTCAGGGATGAACGTGTCCCTTATCCATTCTCCCACAGGAGTAAAGACATCCTCTAGAAGGGTCAGGGCTACCGCTCCTAGTGCGTCCGCCAACGCACTCGCCAGTCCTGGTAGTTGGTCGGATATGTCGCTAAGGACGTCTACGAAGTCGGCCAAGCTAGGTAGGATAATCGCAGAAAAGTCGGTCAGGAAAGTAGTAACGGTTTCTATAACATTCCCTAGTATGTTGAGGAAATCCTCTAGAATGTCACCGAGTGCCTCGATGTTTACCGGCGTAAGAAGCGTCTCGATGAAGTGCGCGACTGCGTCATCAATAGATCCCAGGAAAAGGCTTAGCCCTTCTCCGAACCTATCGATCAGTTCGGTAAACAGATCTACCAGTGGTTCTATTCCAGACGCCAAGGTATCTATGATGTCAGCTAGCCCTTGAGTAACCAAGCTCACAGCCGCGACGATAGCATCCATGATCGGGCCTGCGTGTTCTGTCAGGTAGTCAATCATATCTGCTACATCCTCTAGGATGGCATTAACGATCGGGCCAACCGCGTTCGCTATATCTGTAAAAAACTCCTGGAATAGATCAGTGAAGCCCGCTAGCGACTGAGCCAAATCATCCAGCCCTGGTATGATCTGAGCGAAGAAATCCACTACTCCAGCGATGAAGGCTGTTATTATGTTAAATGCTGATTTCAGGAATCCCTCGATCACCCCTGGTAGATGCTCAAGGAAGATTGGGGTTAGGTCATCCCGAATGTGGATAGCAATATCCACCAGGTCATTCCCGAACTGCTCTAACGCCGGTAGTATCCCTCCGATGATCGCATCTGCTAGTTGCGCCCCGACTTGCTGTAGAATGTCGATGAATTCCCGTAACGGAGCTAGGGCCGCACGGATGGCTCCTCCCCAGGTATCAATCAGCCCCTGGATCCATCCAGGTAACTCTACTGTAGGACCGCCACCGCCGTCTGTAACCTCCTCCGGGAAGATGGGAGGCTGTCCGGGGATTGATGCTTCATAAGCCGCCCTTTCCGCTTTCCAGCCGATAGGAACGTTTAGGCTAGCGAGGAGACGTTTGCGTTCCTCAACCTCATCCCCTAACACGTCACCCAAATCAGTGGTCACTCCAAACAGTTCTTCAAGGATGACGACAAACGGCCACAGGAAGGCTAGCAGTGCGTTCATCGCTGCCTGCTGTACCAGGCTTATAGCCGCCTGTAATCGTCTGTAGACCTCGGTCTGGCGGATTAACGCTTCAAAGGAGCGGGCGGCGGAGAAGGCACTCCTGGCTAGTGTCTGAAGGGCCTTGGTCGATAAATCAATTCCTTGCCGGAATGCTCTCTGAATCCAATCGACGACGGTCGTTATCCCTTGTTCAAGGTACCCGACTAGTCTCTTTAGCCCCGATGTCAGTACGTCGTGTATTCTGTCAACGGTAGCCTGAGCCGCGCTCTCAATTCCCTTCACCAAGCCTGCGAACGCAGAGGCTATCCCCGAAATGTCTCCCGAGATCAAAGACGTCGCCAGGCTTGTGAGCGAGCCGATGATATCAGCTTTGCCTTCATCCATGATAGAAACGAAGCTCGATATCGCATCGCCCCAAGTAGAGATGGAACTAGGCAAATCGTAGGTATCTTCCTTTACTTCCTCGGTCAGATCACCTAAAGCGATTTTCAATGCCTTTAGGCGATCTTCTAGATCTTTCGTTTCCTTTCCTTGGAGTCGGCGTAGGGTTATCTCATCCTCAATCGTGCTGTACAGCACTCGATACAATGCGAGGACACGGTCAGGATCAGAGCTTGTGGCTAGCCGCCGCATGTTTTCCACAACAGCATCCATGTCGCCGCCCACAAAGGCCGTAACCAGAGCATTGAGAGCGTTCTGCCAAGCCTGATCCAATGCCTCAGCCCGCTTGCGAGCTTCATCAGCTTCCTTCCTCGCCGCCTCTCGCTTCTCTTGGAGGGCCTTATCAGCCGCCCTCTTCTCCTCGTCGGCTATCTCTTCAAACGTCTTCCCGAGGACTTCTCCCGCCTGGGTCAACTGATCATGGAGCTTCTTAGCCGCTTCCTTGGTGGCCTCGTCAAAGTTCCCAGTAATGATCCGCTCAAGGTTGTCCTGCATTGCCTTGACGCTACCACCGAGGAAGGAAAGATCGGAAATGGCCTTCGCTATCTCTCCCCAATTCCCACTTGCCAGCGCCTCGCCTAGCTTCTTAGAGGCATCATCGATGAGAGTTAGGGCATCCCCTACCTGGCCTTCGCTTAACCTCTCAGCAAACGACTTCACTGCATCCGCCGCGCCGTATAGTTCTTCACGGAGACTAGCAAGTTCTTCTTCGCTGTATCCTAATGCCTCGGCGAGGGCGATTACCCGCTCCTTAGCGTCCTCGGTATCCATGCCGAATAGCCGCAAGACATCCACCATGTCGCGGCTGCGATCAAGTTCGTCTTCTAATGCATCATGCAAACGACTGAGGACATCCTCGTTTCCACTTGCCTCAGCACCGAACGCCTTCACTTTGGCGATCAGATCCTCGACGGTCGGACTAGCCTTCAGCAACTCACTCCAGAACTTATTAAACGTTTCGTCGGAAACTTCATCTAAGAGGGCTTGCCACGCTAGGGTAAGAGCGGAAACAACAGGGGTACCTGCTTCGTTCGCCTCTGTCGCCGCCTTCACAGCCGCCCTAAATGAGAGCATCTCCTCATCAGAAATTACGCTAGGAGAAGGCGCGGGAGCGGGAGCCGGTGCAGTAGGACCTCCTCTGTACTTTTCTATCATCTTATCAAGGTATGCCTGTTCCTCTGGAGAGGGCTTCCCAAGACCGAGTATCCCAAGTCCACCCAGCCCTGTTAGGTCAATCAGTTTCGAAACAAGCTTGTCAGCTGCATCAGCCGCTTTTACGAGGCCCTCTAGCAAGCTGGCAAAGAAGTTTATTATCCCGATCTTAAGCCCGATTAGATCTGATAAGGCGTCGCCGAGCTTCCTCGTTGCCTCTTCCAGTTCTGCATGGGCTTTAGATAGCTCGAATTCTTTTCCTTTCTGCTTCTCAAACGCCTCCGATGTCGCCCCTGCTGACTCTTTAGCGGCAATAAGATCCTCGGCGTATTCCGCTGCACTTGCCCCGGCAAGAGGCAGAACTGCCAGGATCGCTCGGATGTTAGTAAACAGGTCAGTGAGCGGGAGGTTATTCCTCTCAGCCGCCTCAGCAACTGCACCCAAGGCATCGGCGAAGCCGAGAGTACTGATGATCTGTGTCCCTGACTCATAGCCGAGGGACTGGATTAAGGCTAACAGTTCTTTCCCCGGCCGCGCTAACTGGACAATTGAATTACGAATCGCTGTCACTGCTTCATCGGTCGCGATTCCCTGTCTAGTCAGGGTCATCAACGCGGCTGAGATATCATCAAACGACGCGCCAAGCGGAGCGGCAACAGCGGCAAGGCGTCCAAAGGCCGAACCCAACTCGGAGGCGGTCGTCTTACCACGCTTGATGATGGTAAACAGAACATCATTTACGTGGGTGGCTTCCTCAGCCGCCATGCCGTAAGCGTTGAGGATCGTGGTAAGTAGATCAGCCTGAGTGAAGACGTCGCTCAGTCCGGCTGCTGCGCCTGTAAGGGACGCCTTGAAGATATTCATGGCGTCACGCCCGGTGAAGGAGGCCGAATAGATCTGATACATTGCCTTCAACCCTTCTTCACCCGTTGCGCCAAACTGGAGTGCTACGTTAGCGACTTCCTCACCGAGCTTCTGCATCTCAGCCCATGTCGCGTCGGTTAGGGTCCAAACGTTTCTGAGGGCCGTATCGAACTTGACTGAGGCGTCTAGGGCACTGTTAAGCTGATGTACGAGGGCGGCTACGCCTGTTACACCAATAGCGATCTTGGCGTATTTCATCATCGACTTATTCCAGGCAATCATGCTGGTCTGGGCTTGCCCCAGTCCGCGCTTGAATCCTGTCTGGTCTAGGACGACTTCTGCATACGCAGTCCCTAGGCTATCTCCCGGCATCCGGCCCTCCTGGTGGCGGTGGTATCAAGTTGTACTTCTCCGCCGCTTTCCTGTTCTCTTCGTTTATCACTTCCCAGTATTCAACCGTTTCCACGTATAGGTCGGGCTTGAGTTTCTCAATCTCCTTCGCCCCCTCCTCCGTTATGAACGGCGGCGGGTTCCAGCTCAACTGGAAACCCATATACGTCTGTATCGCCTGTAGCCGCCACGCAAACTCCTCCTCCGTTAACTGCCAGACCCAGTCGGGGCCTTTTCTCCAGTAGAGGCAGACGAGAGGGATGGCTTCGTCGTAGTTGATGTCGTAGCGGGCGGCTTCTCGGAGGCTTTTGGGTCCCCGAGACTCCTTTCTATTTCCTCATCGACGGTTTCCGCCGGTGCAGGTATCTCATCTGTCCAGTCCTCAAGACCGAGGACAAACAATGCCGCACGGCTGATAACACCACTAGGAGTCGCGTTGAGGATCGTGGTGACGTTCTCCTCAGTCAGATCGAGCGAGTCGTCGCCTTGCCCCCACTTGGCCCCGAACTCTTGCCTAAGAGCCAGGTAGATGGCGTGCGTCTGCGCGTTGGTGTCAAGAGGGGATAAGAGAGCATCTGTATAAGGCCCCATCTTCTCAGAGATTCGCTTCGTCAGCTCGTCCCGAGTTTCATCACTCAGCTTTTCTGGTAGCCCTTCCTCTGCCCATTCATCTTTAACCTCTTGCGCTACCTGCGCGATCTTTAGCATCGCCCGGTTACGGATTGAGGAGAGTGAAAAGTTTTCTACCCCACGCTTCTTCATCCACATCTCAAATGCCGCTCGATTCCCGAGGTTCAGGCGGGGAAGTTCAATCGACTCCCCCGCCAAAGTAAACGCTCGCTTCTTGCCTGATAAGGCTTTCCCTTTTTCAAAGGCTGCTAGCAAGTTACCCATGCCGCTCTCCTATCTGTCAGCGTATCCCACGATGCCGTCGATGATCAGATCGAACGGCTCCTTTTGGACTTCACCAATCGGCGCCCTGAACTCAACACCCATCGGCCGCGCCCAAAACTCCCATCGGTCCTGTGTCTTCGTTCCCTTCTTGGTAGCAAGAACGACGAAGACCTTGTCTTGCTGAGCCATCGGAGTTGCCGGTTGCTCAGACGTGACGTAGAAGGAATCCACGTGGATTCTGCCCTGGGTTCGCATGGTAGGTGCCCAACGCCGGAACGGGCCGTCTACACCAACTGAGGCGAACGTCGTCACGTCCTCAGTATCCCACTCGTCACCCTCTTTGGTGAGAGTACCGTAAGCCCCGGCGATCTGCTGGACGACAGCACAAGACACGTTGTCAACGTACATCGTCCCGGTTGAACCTGAAGCCATGTTAGTACTGACCTGCCACTCGATCGTCTCCAGACGATCAACAGCATCTATGCGAACTGAGTAGTAGCCCCAATCGGCCTCCGGATAGAATCCGTGATCGACCAAGGCCACCGATCCGCTAGTCAGAATCGATCCGGTAGGATCGCGCAACACGAGCTTCAAGGATCCAGTATTCCCGGCTAACGAGTGCTTAGCCCAACAGCTTAGGACGACATCATATTCAGCCGCGTCAGTTGGATTGAACGGCGTATCAAGGGTTCTTGATCCAGTGATCTGGACCGTATTCCCCGTTGGTCCATCATCCACTAACACGGCCCCGTAGGACATCTCGTTGTAACCCGATGAGGCTGCAACGGTTGCCCGTGATCCCGTAGTGTTATTCGTCCAGTTCGTGAAATCTCCGGTTTCGAAGTCGCCGTTCTGGACAAGCTCGTGGACCGTGCTGCCGCCAACCGTCACTCCAGGCGAGCGAAAGATCCCTGCCAGGTAACCCTGCAAAGGAGTCACTGTGTTACCCATTGCTCACCTCCTAGGTTGCACCCGCGCACAGCGTACCGGTCACCGAACCGCAGTAGCGGTACGTCACGTCCAGCAGTTGCACTCCCTCCTTGTCGATGATCGGAGTTGCCTTGGGGACCCCCGCTGAACCCGTTAGAAGCGGGGTAGCACTTCCTGTTGGGTACACAGCTAGAGACGTCCCTGTCGTCCCTGCGTTGAACACGTTAAGCGTGCCGGTCACAGCGTCGTTATCCGTATCGAGGGCGATCTGGCCTGAGATTTCGATGAATCCGTACATCCCAGGAACCCACGACCGGAACGGCGCTTTCCCATCATAGAGAGCTGTGACCTCGATCGGCGTCCGCTCAACGCCCGAGATGGTCGGAACGTTGATGAACTGCACCGTCTCTCCATTGAACGTGATCTTCCCCTGATACCCCTGTCTAGGCGTAAAGGTATTACCCATGTTTCACCTCCTAGCTTACATTGACTCCGGCGTACACCGCTTCCCACCGCTTAATGGTGTAGTAGTGGCGCACGCCTTCGATTTCTTCCTCTTGAGTGAACGGACCGTAGTACCCCTCGAAGCGAGGCGTACCCCAACCTGTGACATCTATAGTCGCTCCGTCAAGGGCCACCATGACAGCATCCATAACCTTCTCTGCCTCTGTCTGCGTGACTCCGACTGTCATGATCTGGACCCTGACCTTCTTATACGCCGGTTCGTTGAAGCCCAGTCCGTGAAAGTCGAGCGCTGGAAGGACATCGACGATGATGTACGGCAAGGTTGGATTCTTAGGTCGCCCTGAATAGACACGGGAATCAACCTCCGCTGACACACCGGCATCCGCTAGCAAGTGCGATCGCACTGCTATCCGTGTCGCTGAAAGGTGTCCTGTCATGTTAGAATCTCCTTCCAGGCGGACATACACGAATCTACCGTTAGTGTGATCCACGGGCGAGGAGCCATCTTGATCGTTCCTAGTTCTAGAAACGCGGGATACCCCAGCTCCTCCGCACCGGCGGTAGTCGGGACGATCCCGAACCGCCCGATCACCTTGTCGCCCTCTGTCACCACCTCAAACGTGATATGTCCCCTCATGCCCTGTGCACCGCTCTGGCTTGCCGGGTATTCACCAGGTTCGGAATGGACACCGGGGCCAAGCTCTTGCATCCCTTCTTTGGCAGTCTGGACAGCGAGAGTCATCGCCTGCCTCATCCGGATCATGGCCGCTGCTTGGACGTTCTTCATGAAGTTCGCCGGATTCCACGCTACACTCACGATGTAATCCCCTCCACGTGAACGGCCAACACTTCGAGGTGATGCCCGAGCTTGTCCGGATCCTCGACACTCAGTACTCGATAGTATTCACCGTCGTACTTCAACTTGTCGTCCCTCGCTATGTCCTTCCCGTCTTCGAAGAGGAACGTGTACGCCTCAACGTCTCCGTAGTGCAAACCAATCGCCTCCATCTGAGCCTTCCTTGCCAGGGATACAGTCACCACCCGGCATGGAATGTCGCTCTCCGTCGGCGAATCCGGCCACTCGAAGACTTCCTCCCCTTCTGGAGTGATAGTCTGCGTTGGCCGATACTTGTCTACGGTTTCGTTTAGGCCGATCACCAGTATCCTCCGACCACGAAATGGTCCAACCTGCTCTTCAAGTCCTCCATCTGATCGGCGAACGACGCGAACTTCGCTGAGTACTCACCGATCGAAACGCTCGATGCCATACGGTCCATCCGGTACTGCTCGTGTATTCTGAGTAACCACCGAACCGCAATCTCCAACACAATCTCCTTTAACTCGTATGGGATGGCTTTGTGGGTCCCCGTTCCCGAATCCGAGTAGCCGCCGGTGTAGACGACCTCAAACACTTGTGGTGTACGCACCAACGGATACCGCCGTTCTAGAGCATTCTCGGCGGTAACGATGTGAATGTAGTTGTCGTACACGTAGTAGTCGTCATCCACAGTCAACTCTTCCTCGTCATCGGTAACGCTCGTCACGGAGACGATGGGGGGGTGTTTCACGAATAGATCAATCCCCCCATCGAATTTCTCCGTAACCGTCGCCTCGTCGAAACCTAGCTCTCTGTCCCTTCGGCAGTATTCGGCTGCCCACCAATAGGCCCGTTCTAATAACGTGGCGACGTTTAACCCATAGCTCGTTTCATCGTTGGTCAACGTCACTTTTGCACGTACGGCAACATCCGCCGACGTCGGCCAACCGCTAGCTAGAGCCACCCTAACCTCCTATTACGAGATAGGAGCTACAGGAGCATCCCAACCGATCGCAACAGCGCCGAACAGTGCGTTCTTTCCGTTGGTCACGGTGTACTGGATCCTCCAGTACCGCTCCATGTTCTTGACCTCCTGGGTCACCGTTGAGTTTGCGTCCGCATTGGTGAACGTCTTGGCCGAGGAGATTGCATCCTCCCAAGTCGAGTCATCCTCCGACTTCTGGATCATGACCGAGACGGTCGTCCCAGAATCGACGGCACCAACGTCGAACACGACGACTCCGGTCTTGCACCGCTTCATGTCAACACCGGAACCGTCTACCTCAGACCCACTTCCCGCGATAGTCTGCGGGGCTAGGAGCTGCCCATCGTACGCAAAGTCATCAAAGTTTCTCTGCATCTTCCACCTCCTAGGCGCGGATGCCCTTCAGAATGTAGAACTCTTCCGGCTGCTTGGGCACACCGTCTACGTAGTGCACCGCCCGGATCAGCACTTGGTCGTAGCTGAACTTCTCATCGCGGCTGACCGCAATCTCGATCGCACCGGCCTCGCCGATTGCGTAGCTCGGCCAGTTACCGAGGATGATGTACGAGCAGTCAGACGACGTTCCAACAGTGAGGTTGATCGGGATCTGGGTCGTGGTCTTGACCGGCATACCAAACAGGCCGTTCGGTATCCCGCTCGCCATCGAGTCGTAGTAGATCGGCCTGTTGTTACCATCGACCAAGCTGCGGATCGTGTTCAGCGAACGGGGGTGCATCGCCCAGCCACTGTAAGAACCGTTCAGAAGCTCGATCTGGTACATCATACCAGTCAGATCGCTCGCTGTCGGGGCTGCACCGTTCGTGTCGATATTGGCAGAACCAACGCCAGCCTGATAATACAGACCTAGAGGCTGCACTCCACCGGTTCCCCGGATGAACGCTTGATCCTCAGCGAGGGCAAGCTGCTTCATCAAGTCCTGCCGGACGATCGTCTCGATCGACTGGTTTGCGAACTTGAGGAGCCGCTCGTGAATCGGGACAAGCCCGATGCACTCACGGAGATTCAGCGTCACCTGCTCAAATGCAGGCTGGCTCTCCGTCTTCTGCATGGACTGGTCGAGCCAGTACGCAGTTGCACCTGAGGCCATCCGAGGGATGCTCAGCTTCTCCGATGACATCGTGTAGATCGTGGCTCCAAGGGAGCGGACGACCGTCTGAGCGTAAAGCTCAGGGATCAGCTCTGGGAGAAGCTCATCCTGAACTAGGAATCCCCCGGCGCTGTCGTCATCGGTCGTGAGGGCCTTTGTCTGGATCAGCACCTCGCGCTCGAACTCAGCCCCTTTCCAGTTCCGCCGCCAACACGCACTCAGCGCTTTGGCGAACGAGAAGGACTGGACCTTGTCCGGCTGCTTCGGCTGCGGGTGAATCGCCGGGAAGCTTGCCTCCCGTTCCTTCTCCTGTGCTTGCTCGGGATCGACTGCCTCTACACGGTCAGCCCTCTTCGGCACTACTGTGAAGACCTGATCACCGATCCGTACCTCGGCAGATTCCCGCTCCTCCGGCTCCTTATCCAACATAGCAAGGGCCGCGTCTGCGAGCTTCTGCACGTCCTTCTCAGTTAGGTTTTCCATCTGTCACCTCCTGACTTTTTGACCACTTTGGCCGCTAACTCGGCCAACTTCGCTACTGCCTCGTTTTTCTCAGTCTCTATCCCTTTCAGGTAACCGAGGATAAGCCACGTCGCCTCATCCTCCGACAACGTTCCACTCCGCCACGCTGTAAGCACCCGGCGGACTAGCTTCTCTCCATCGAGAGATGTCTCCGACTTGAAGTCCTCATACAGCTCAGGAAACCGCTGATACAGTTCCTCCGCGCTGTAGTCCTTGAACTCAGGTGGCTCCTCGTCGAACTCTTTGTAGTGGCGAGCGAGATGGTTGTAGACGCCTTTTCGGTCTGCATCGGGGATGTTGACCCCGCCCCGTGCACCGAGTAATGCCCCCATTGCCGCCGTTACACCACGCCAGACAACCGCATGTCCGCTTGCCTTGTGATGCGGAAGTTTGTAGGAGCCTTTGTTATCCGGCTCCTCCGAATCCACCCAGGTGCACATGACCTTTAGATCGGAGACTTCGGCCGCTGCCACTTCTGCAGGGCCGTCCCAGGCTTCATCCTTCGGCGCTTTCGGCGTACCGTCTGGGTGCGCTGCACCGTAGGTGATGACGCCCTTCTCCTCGGAATCGGTGCTGGACACCGTGGTAGTCACAATCACCTGAGCAGGGATCGGCTCCGCTGCGGTGGTGCCTGTTTCCTTCGTTCCCAACGTCTCAGAAGAAACAGCCGCTACGGGTTCAGTCGGCTTGGATACCGCCACCTGCTTAGGCCGCAACGCCGCATCCGCCGCGTTCCAAAGACCTTTAGCGATCGGGGACGGCCCGACAGCGATAGCCTCAGCGTACTGTCGCACGTAGTCCCGAATCCCATCTGTCCGCATCGCCTCCCGGTTTGATGGGATGACTACAGGGCTGTGTTCTAGTAGCTCCCACGCCCTAAACTTCCACCCCCACGTCTCGGGTATCTCTTCCCACTCACCAGGAATGGGAATGAATCCAACAGACGTGCAGTTGAGGACGTGAGCATCCCACAGGCGCTGATAGACCTGGGCGGGAGTCTCGGGAACGTCTACTAACCACTCCCATTCTGCCCAAACACGGTCTTTGCTCACCTTCAGCTTTCGATCAAACCCCACAGGGAAAGTGTGAGCATGAGACGGCAACACCACCGGATTCTGTCGAAAGTTGTCCGTAATGATGACCCCCGTAGACTCCAGAACATCACCGTCACGATCGACTTCGGCCGACGAAATGGTTGATGAGGCTACAGGTCGTGCCGGGTTTAAGAAGTCACCCTTGAAGGAATGAACGGCCTTGACAGCCGTATCCGGGACATCCTCGCGGGGATAGATCCCGAACTTGAATACCCCGGCAAGCTGCATCGTCTCCGCCAACCGTTTGACTTCATCCCGTGGGACGACGACATGTTCGCTTTCGCCCTTAACTAGGACTTCTGTTGCAAGCATCCGTTCCATCACTTTCGCCTCCCCTTGTGCCTCTTGAGGCGGATCTTGCGCGAGGCTACCATGTCCGCACCACAGCGCGGGCACTTTCCCGACGGCGGAGACGCCTTCACGATCAACCCGCACTCAGGGCACACCATCTTCATTTCTTGGCCTCCTTAGGAAGGACGTACCCGCACATCGGGCACTTTTTAGCACCTTTCTTTAGAGGGGCATTACACATCGGACACTTCATCACTCGCCTCCTTAGTCACTTGACGGGATTACGAAGACCTTCCAGTCCCCCGATGCAAGATCAACAGCGCCGCCCGTCTCGTTCGCAATCGTTATCGTCACCGTATCGGCCGCTGTGACCTGGGCTGAGATTAGAAGATCGACTACATCAACCGGAGCCGCAACGAGGACAAAATCGCCCACTGCTGCGCCAGTAACCGCGACGTCCTTCGATTCCTGGGCACCATCGGCAAGGCTAGCCGGATCCCACGTCGCCGTGGTAACTCCGGTCAATTTAAGCCCGAGGGACGACTTGATTTCTGCGGTTCCAGTAACCTCAAGCTCGTCACCGCTTGCACCGGATATAGCAACGGTACCGCCACTCAAAGTGATCCCGCTTTGAGTCCATGTAACCGTCTTGCCTGATCCCGTCTGCGTAATGGTGACGTTCCCGGTCGTGTCCGCAACCGCGATCTTCAACCACGCCCCGGAGTCATACCCGATGTAGAACGCCGGCGTGTAGCCGTACCATGCTGTTGACGCTGTAAACGTCTGCGAGGCCGCTGTCAACGCAAATGATCCGGCGCTGAGAGTGAATGAGCCTGCCGTCGTCCAGCTGACATTCTTCGTAGACCCTGCATGGGTGATCGTGACATTCCCTGTCGTGTCCGCAACAGCAAACGAGATGTACGCGCCGCTGTCGTAACCGATCTTGAACGAGTCTCCGTAGTTGTAAGCATCCCCGACCAATCCGATCGTATTCTCTGTGATCGTCAGAACCGAACTAGATGTCACGTTATCGAACCGCGCCCCGCCGATTAGATCAAACAGCCCCGTCGAGGTGAACCCGGCGAGGACCGTTCCCCAGGGCGTAGTGAAATACCGCCCGCTGACATAATCCGATCCGTCCAAGCCCCATGCGCTGAACGCGCATAGCGCCACCAATACCGCTGTAAGAAGTAGTTTCCTCACATCACACCTCCTGTCCTGTAACCGTCGCCAAGTGATCTAGATACCGCTTCTTTTCGCGCTGGAAGAAGTCCGCCAGCGCCCCTATGTATGCCTTGCCCGCTCCGTCAGTCAGTAGCTCATTCTCCCAGGCGAGGAAGTCCTTCCTCGTTATGTCCGGTGTCTTCCCTGCCTCGTTCATGGGAACTAGGTCGCAATGACAGTTGATCGTCTCCTCGCCAGGGGCCGCGATGTCGCCGGGATACATCAACGAATTCCCCGTTGACATCACGAACGGCTCATCCATCGGGATACCGTTCGAGTAAGTGTCCATTGCCTCCAGGTGCCACTGCCGAGGATTCTCTTGAGACGGGAAGGCGAGCCACCGCTTCTTAGGAACCCGGACCGCTGAATAGAACTGGAACTGTCCCGTCTCCAAGGCGTTGTGCAGTTCTGTCCCCGCGATCGTCTTGGCCCGCGTCTTGCTCATCCCATCAAACGCTTCCCGGAGCCGCTTAGCGATTTCAGGAACCCCTTCCCCTTCTCTCATCGCATCTCGGATGAGCCTGCGGATCCGCGTACGGGTTTCCTCGTTGATAGACGTAACGATGCCTTTTCCGCCGATCTTTTCCCCTAGCCGCTCGTTCACGTACTGATCAATATGTTCTTGCCAGTTGTACCGGCCTCTCCAGTCATCCGGTACCTCAATTCCTAACTCAAGAGCGAGACGATGCCCCCTATCCGCTCCCTCATCCATTAACTTTGGCAGATGCTCTGCATGGGTCTTACGCTGATCAACGAGCGATTCGTAAGGGTCGGGGAGCAACGTATCGGGATCACTCGCCAGCTTGGTAACGTCGAGGATCTTGCCTCTCACCCTGCGGACACCCTTGGCCGGTGCGACTGTCCCCGCGCTTTGGAGGTTCGTCGGGATCAGGACGTCGTTGACCATACCGCCCTCGGCTTCAGGCAGGTTCCAGTACTTCGTTCGCAGCTCCTGGAGCGTCCAACCCTGCTGTTGGAGGAACCGTCCAATCCGAGCCTTGGTCTGCTGGTCTTCCTGAAGAGCCGGGATTCCTGTGACATCGAACGCTACCTTGACTCTCTCACCGCCAAGAGGCAGGCCGAAGTTCATCTTACGCTCGATCATCTCGCAACGAGGAAGGACCGTGTTCTCATAGAAAAGCTGCTCTTGGACCTGGGCGACGGCGCGATTCAGCCCTTGCTCTTTAGAAACGCCTGCCACGATCGGAGGGACTCCCAGCACGGCTAGCACTTCTTCACGGGTGAGAAGGCGTAATTCACGGAACCCCATCTCTGTATGGCTTAAGCCGACCTTCTTATACTCCGCTCCTTGTCCAAGGACTGCGATCCCGTGCGACCGAGCGACGCCCTTGTGCTGCTCATCCCACATCGCTTTCAGCATTCGGGCGTCTGAGGGGTTGATCTTCCGATCGACTTTCAGGTAACCAGGAACCTCCGCTGAGTTATCGAAGAATGCCCTGTTCCAGTCCATCGCCCGCGCATCGGCGATCAGCTGCGTTCGCAGAACCTTCGTCGGGCTGAGGCCGTAGTAGGGATTTTCAGGGTTAAATTCCACAAAGTGGACAATCTCATCCTTGTCAAACACGACGGCACGCGTTCCCACCCGATAAAGCCAACCGCCGATCAGCGTCTTCTCATCGGGGATAGCGTACATGTACCTGGGATCGATCTTCGGCCACAGGCCGTCAACCTTCGTCTTTGCCTTGTTGGAAAACCGCTTCTCCCAGTACGCGTCTCCGGCAAGGTCGATGTAGACCGACGTAACGTAGATCAGGTCGTATCGGGTCAACTGAGCCTCATCAAGGGGATGCTCAATCAGATCGAGGATTTCGTGATCGACAACCGTCGCCCGCTCAAACTTGAGCCACGCTTCGAACGCCTCCGCCCAGTTGTTGATCTGGGTCGTTTCTTTGAACTCCCGAACGGATGCGAACTTCGGGGTCCGCTTGAACTCAATCGCAACAATCGGCACCCTAGCGACCGCTCGACCAATAGCCCGGATTCCAGCATACGTCCAGCTGTGAACCCTGTACGCGGCTAACAGGTCGCTCGTGTAACTCGGACGGGAGATGTAATCGCCTTTGTCCTCCCCCGCCATGATGATCGACGTGGTTTCCCCCACGCCGCGTGTCCGCTGACCTAACCCACGTTCTAGTAACGTCGATAGCGACATATCGCCTCCTCTAAAAGAAACACCCCCACGCCGTTTGGCGCGGGGGCGTCCTTCTCGACGCTATTCCCGTGGGTCTATTCTAGTTCAGGCTCACCTCCGAGTCAAGCCCGTCTGCATTCCGTTACACGGTCGTCTCAAAAGGAGAGGGCGGCGGAAAGTGCGAAAACCGCCGCCCTAAGCAAAGGAGGGTTCTAGGTGGTGCTTGCTTCTTCCCGTTTTTCGAACTGATCTGCGTACCCCCAGCGCTTCCCGGCGGGAGTCTCGCAGTCATAGACCAACTGGCCGTCTTTCACACTGATTCCGGTAATGACGGCCTCCAGCTTAGGGCCAACACCGAAGCTGGCCCAGTACCACACCCTGTCGCCTACCCTAAGCCACGCCGGTTCCCTATTCAAAGCACGGCTCATCGCTCGTGTATCCGGGTCCGGCTCGATGAAGGCGACCTCATTGATCCCCTTCGCCCTCTGTTTTCCTACCTCCGCGCCCCAGTCCTCGACCGGAGCGGAAAGGTCTTCCCGGTCATCCTCAATATGAATCGGGTTCATACCGTTACCTCCACCTTGACACGGTCCGCCATTACGATCTCCTCCCCACTGCCGCCATTCTCGCCGCTTCCCGCGCCCGTTCTCTCCGCCACTCCAGAACAACGGATTCCCGCAACCCAACGTACAAACGCGAATCCCACGTCACGCAATACGAAACGCCGAATCCGCCGTTCTCTTCCCCACAAACGACCCACGGACCGTCCGAAAACCGCCTCAAGCCTGTAACTCGCTGGGGTCCGTGGCTTGTAAAGATCCACACGGGCATTTCGGACCACTGCGACTCGTTCGCGTACCTCTGGACCGTGATCTCGATCACGTCAAACCTCCTCGACTGAACCTGATCCATTTTGCCCTCCTTCGCTGTTTTCATGTCCGTATTATACCCTATAGTAACAAGGGGGTCAAGAGGACATTCATCACCTTATTACGCGACCAGCCGTGGCTCTAGCCCTAACGCCTCCAGCCGCTCGGAATATAGTCTAGCGTTCCTAGGGTCAACCTTTATCGTCGCCTTCTTTGCCACTTGCCACCTCCAACCATCTCTGAACACGAGCCGGATTACCGTACACTAGTGCGCGGGCTGGGACATCTTTCGTCACCACGGCCCCCGCGCCGATGAATGCCTCCTCGCCGATAGTCACACCGCAAATGATCGTGGCGTTCGCCCCAATCGTCGCGCCCCTTCTCACTAGTGTTTTCAGATAACGAGCCGGCGGCGTAGGTTTACTTGCCCTCGGCCATCTAACGTTGGTGAATACGCAACTTGGCCCGCAGAATACGTCATCTTCCAGGGTGACCCCTTCGTAGATTGAAACGTTGTTCTGGATCTTCACGCCGTCACCAATCAGGACGTTCGCACCGATGAATACGTTCTGTCCCAAGGTACAGTTCTTTCCGATCCTCGCTCCTGGCATTACGTGGGTGAAGTGCCAGATCCGCGTTCCTTCTCCGATCTGTACGTCATCATCGATTACCGCAGTGGGGTGAATAAATACCTTTGTCATAGTCAATCCCACCCATCCACTCGCCCCACCCCATCAGGGTTGGCGGTCAACGCCCCTTTGAACACCGCGTCGATCGTCCCATCCCACATCACTAGGTCGGCTTGATCGACCGCGTAGACCTTCCCGGCTCCGAGCTTCGTCAACCGCTCCGGGCGGAGGACGTCACGAGCTAACGCGCATCCTCGGTAGTCATATTCAGGGAACCTCCCAACCATAAGGGCGTAGACGGTCGCATGATATTTGGGAACCTTCTCCTTGACGATCAGTTGTCCGTTGTTGTAGCGGGTGGTTTTGACATCGACGGGCACACCGTTCACGACGCAATCCCCCCCGCCTCTCCTAGGCTCTGTAGTCAGATCGGGGTAGACGTTCATCAAGCGACAGAACGCCAACTCTGCACCTACGCCGTCAAGCTCAACCGCCTCAGCGTCACCGCCTGACAGCTGATCCTTGACTCCCGCCGCCCGGTTACGCCTTGGACGTTCTTGGGCCAGATACC